AGAATACTGATCAATAAATGGAGAGATGCTCATGATGATTGGAATACAAATGATAGAATGCAAACAAGATTTACAACCCTTGTATGTAATTCACTGGATGATATAGAAAATAACGAGAAGGACAATAGCAAAATCATTCGATCAATCAGTAAAACAGTGTATTTGAATAATGACATGAAGAATCAATATTTGGAATAGGTATTTAGGAAAATATTATAATAATCTTATACGTTTTATAATTATTTAAATATATAAGATATAAGATATAATTTATATATAAGATTATGCCAAAGATACCAATGGACTATTCAAATACTATATTTTACAAAATTTATTGTATAGACCCATCAATAAATGACTTGTATATTGGTCATACTACCAATTTTGTTCAGCGAAAACATGCTCATAAACAAGGGTGTAATAATGTTAAAAGTGCTAACTATAAATGTAAGCTATATCAGGTCATGCGAGAGAATAATGGTTGGGATAATTGGAAAATGGATATAATAGCATTTCATGAGTGTGACAATTTGTTAGGTGCTAAAATACAGGAACAAAAGTATTATGAAGAATACAAAGCAACCCTAAATAGTATTGAACCATTGCCTAAACCGAAGCCTAAAATTGTAAAGGTTGTTGTAAAAAAGGAAAAGAGTATTTTTTATTGTAATAAATGTAATATACATTTTAATAGTAGTAAAACACAGGATCTTCACAATACTACCAGAAAACACATTAAAAATTCAGCTATTGATAACGGAGAAATAAATGAATACCCCAAAAAACCCTTAACTACGTATACATGTAATATATGTCACTTTGTATCATGTAATAAAAAGGATTATAATAGACATTTACTCACACGTAAACACGAAATACTAATTAATGCTAATAAAAACGGGGTTTCTCCCCATACGCAAACGCATGACATCTTCAAATGTGAATGTGGTAAAAAATATAAGCATGAACCTTCATTATATAAACACAAAAAGAAGTGCTCCATGAATCAAGATCAAAAATCTACAAATATAATTATAAACGAACCTACACTACCTGATAAAACTGATATGACCCAGAAGTTAGTAGAGTTAATTATGTCAAAAAATCAAGAATTTATGACTGAATTAGTAACAAATTTAACTCATTCTAATAAGGACGTAGTAAATAAAATGATGGAAATCATGCCAATGATGGGAAACAATTCACATAAATATGATTAAGTATTTCATCTAGAGCAATTGAATAAAAAATATAACGTACTATTGTACATTATATTTTTTGGTTTTATTTTTATTTTTTTGTTTTTATTGTTGGTTTTATTGTTGGTTTTTATTTTTTTGTTTTTTTGTTTTTATTTTTGTTTCTTACTTAAGCTGTCTTCTTGATAACCTTTTTGACCACCTTCTTCTTCACAACTGGCTCAGGAGGTGTAAAGACAGTAGCAACTTCCTCCTTGACCTCCTCTTCCTCATCATCGGTATCCTCTACCTCATTTGAAACAGGCTCATCATCTTCCTCTTCAATATCATCGTCATCACCTAATGCTTGGTTGACGATCTTCTCTCTGTCTTCTGTGGATAATTGAATTTGACAAACGCCTTTCATTGTGGCCTTGGGCTTCACCACACCTTGTACCAAGCGCCAAGTAACTCCAAACTTCCCGTTTGCGAACCATAATCCTCCGCACTGGATAACTGATGCGATATGAGAGCCTTTAGCAATCAAATCCTTAGGGGTAAGTGGTCCTCCATTAGGATCTGGATAAATAGGTTGCTGGTCAACGTTGTAAAGCTCAGTCTTCCATTCACCTTCCCAATAAGGGATCTTCACTTTTAGAGTAGGAGCTCTAGTTGTATCAGCTTCCCCTGTGGCTTTGTCCTTAGGGTACTTCAACATAGGGGTCCACAGCGCATCAATCGCATCTAGGCTCATCTTTGCCTTACCAAACCATTCCTTAGCATTGGTAATAGCATCTGCCTTCACCTTGTTTTCAAAATCAATCATATTATTCATAAAATTTGTAGTGTCTTCCTTTGCGTATTCTTCATTAGGGAATTGAAGAGACATTTCATAGCGTTCATTTGATTCGTAGTCTGAGACACCCCAATTTATCATAAGAGGTGTGGAAAGGTAAGTAGCTGAATTGGTAGCAGCATTAAGAACGCCAACACTTTTACCACCTCTGGCGTCAACCTTGGTCTTACTGTATTTAATGTCCTTAGAAGGAGTGAATTCGGTACCGGATAGAATAGTCTTAGAGCTCATAGTCATCTGTATATATGTAATATATATATGTGGTGTTTCTTTAAATCAATTTTTTTTTATAAATGTATTTTAATCGAATTTAATTCACTCGTAAATAAGTATCGTAATAATGATTTGTCAATGAAATTCGTGCTAGATAATTGTAAGATAATTGTAAGATGAATTGATGGATGAATAAGATAACTATACAATAGATGAACAAATTATATTACAATAAAGAAGAGGTAACATGTAGAGAGAAAACATCCAATAATTATAATATAAATATATAATAATAATATATATAAATGACAGATATGAATAGTAAATATGGTGATAATAAAGTGATTGATACTGTAGTGATTGATAATGAAATAAGTATGATTAAAAGTGAATCTCTCTGTAATGAGAGAAGAGACACAAAGAATAAAAGCAAGAGGAAGGTAAGTGATGATGAATTTCGTATGATAACTAGGAGTGAATATTCGCTGGTGAAAACAAATAAGTATAAAGTATCACAATTAAAGGATATTTGTAAATTTTACCAAATAAAAAAAACAGGTAATCGTGATGAATTAATCAGTAGAATTTATGATTATTTAAAGTATTCGTTATATGCTATAAGAATACAAAAAAATATAAGAGGTAAACTAATGAGAAGATATATTGATTCATGTGGACCAGGTTTAAAAAATCGTAGGTTATGTATTAACGATAGTGATTTTGCTTCTTTAGAACCGGTTGAAGAAATACCATTTAATCAATTTTTTAGTTTTACTGATGGGAAAGAGAATGTATATGGTTGTGATATTGTGTCGCTTTATGGTTTGATAAAAACTCAATTGAATTCTAAAAAATCGAATATGAAGAACCCTGAGAATCCATATACAAGAGAGAGAATGTGCGATGAATTAATGGGTAATTTCTCTCTACGATTACGATTAGCAAAGGTAAATAGAATACGACATATGGTAGTTGTAGAGGAAGATATAGTTGATCCAGTTAAACAAATGGAATTTAAGATAATTGAATTATTTCAATCAATAAATGAATTGGGTAATTATGCTGATAGTAAATGGTTTACTGAATTATCAAAAAATATGACAATTATATTTATTAGAGAGATGTATGATATTTGGCATTATAGAGCACAATTGACAATGGATGTAATGAGAGAAATAGTACCTCCACATGGAAATCCATTTACAGGTATGAATCTGCATCTAGCACAATCTCAGTCAGAAGATTATGTTAAGAAGCAAGCAGTTCGAATCATTGAATTAATGGTTAAATCAGGACATACGGAAGGAAATCGATCTTTAGGAGCATATTATGTATTAGCGGCACTTACATTAGTAAGCGAACCAGCAAGAAATGCTTTACCGTGGTTATTTCAATCAGTATCTCATTAGTTAGATTTTCTTTGTTTTCATTGCGTTATTTACAAAAAGTATATAGATATTTTGATTTATTTAGGAATATTTTATTATGATAATCAATCATAATATAATATAATATATAATGCGTTAAATAGCTTAAAAAGATATGTCTTAGTAGTGTATAATGGTAAGAACAACTAAGACTACTGAGACCACCGCAAAGACTGCCCCCAAGACCGCAACAAAAAAGGTTGCTGTCCCTGCTCCCGAGCCTGTTATTGAAGCATCTGCTCCTTCTACCGAAGAGGCAGTTGTTGACGCATCTCCTACAGTGTTTGACCAATTTGCTGGCTTTATGGCAAAGCTTCAAGCTGTAAGTGCTTCTATGTCATCTCTTCGTACAGAGTTCCGTGGTATTGAGCGTCAAGTAACCCGTGAGATTAAGGCTGCTGCTAAGATTACTGCTAAAAAGAAGAGAAAGACAGGTAACCGTGCCCCTTCTGGATTCGTGAAACCAACTCTTATTTCCAACGAGTTAGCTGGTTTCCTTGGTAAACCAGAGGGTTCTGAGATGGCTCGCACAGAGGTTACTCGTGAGATTAACGGGTATATCCGCGAACACAAACTTCAAGATAAGGATAATGGTCGCAAAATCATTGCTGACAAGAAACTCACATCTCTTCTTAAGCTCAAAAAGGGTGATGAACTCACCTACTTCAATCTTCAAAAGTACATGTCTTGTCATTTCGCCAAGGCAAGTGATAAGATTGTCACCTCCGCTTAAGAATAATAAGAAGTAATTCCATATGTATAGTACATATGGTTATAAATCGAAACTATAAAAAAATATATGTTGTAATAGAATAACATATATTTTTCATTGTAAACAAATACAATATTACAATACTTATTCAACAAACAAGAAATGTTCTTTGTCTAATACATTCATTAAATTGCGTTTATGAATGGGACCATTGACAATACTAATTTTTTCATATTGTTTATATTCAGGCATAGTCTTCAAATTAAACATGTCTTGAATATTATACAATTCCCTACTATTTTTAATATATTTTGTGTTTTGCTCTAACCATTCATAAAATGATATAGGGCCAGATTCTATGATAGAATTGTACGTGTTATTTTTTTTTGTAATATTATTATTGCTAGTATCAGTAGAATGACTAGTGATTTGTTTGTACTTTTTGAAAAATTTCAAGGTATGTGTTAAACTGGTATTATTTTCCATATCTAGATTATAATCAGTACCAGAAACAATACATATGCTTTGGAATTCGTAAAAGGTGACATTCATATTGTCCAATATACCCTTTAAATCATACATAACGACTTTTTTTTTCAATAAACTTAAATATCGTAATACACGAGGACAACCATAGACAAATAAATCCATATCTTCACTTAAACAAGCAAATGCTTTATGTTTACAAACCATTTTTGCGCATAATTTGTCTGCTTCACCTGGTGCTTCTATGTAAGAAACTCCATATGCTTGAATAAGTAATTTAACATTTTCTATATCAGTATGACGAATACGAATAAATTCCTTTTTCAATAATGTCATAGTATCTTCTATTTCTTTTTTCTCATCTTCAGGTACATCCTCTATTTTATTCTTAAGTTCCTTATATTTTGTTTCAGCTTCTTTTTTTCCTAATTTTCTCTGTTTTAACAAATCCTCCTTTTCCTTTGGTGGTTTTCCATCAAATACAAACAATGGTCTAATATTATATTCGCGAAATATAGATATCATCAAGTAAAAGTTTTCTAGTAGAGCATTTTCACCTAGAAAACGATATAAATAAATACTGGTATCAATGACGATTTTTTTACCACTTAATTCGCGTAAACTGATCTGCTTTATAGAATTACTACAATTGGTTTGTAGATGTTTATTTAAATATTTAATACCCATTTTATGATTAATAAATATTACTATTCAATATTCGCATTCAATTTTATTAGTTACCAACATGTATTATGACGTATGTATTATGACGCATGTATCATATCTATTCAATAACATTATTCATATCTAATAATGTCATGCGTAAACTTCGATACATATTTTCACTATAAACTTCGGTTTTTGAAAAGGATTTTTCAATTTTAGCCACCATTTTCAAGATATCTTTGTCATGACGTGAATAGTCAATAAATTCTATATATGAGTCAATATTTCCAGGTGTTTTTTTAAATTGAAGAAAATTGTTATTCATACCATCCTTATTCATATTCATACCATCCTTATTCATATCACCGCCATATAAGCACCAATACATAAACTTATGATAATTATTCATGAGTAAACTGGTTATAATATAATAACTGAATACCGCGGTATTTTCTTTATATAGATAATTACAAATATTAATTGCCTCAGCATTTGTATCTTTACCATGGGTCTTTTTATCAGTTCGTTTATGTTGTTTATTAACCATTTTATAGTCAAGTCCCATAAAATTCAATATTTTTAATCCTTGAGATAATGAGTGTTGACATTCACTATACATATGTTGATTAAACCTTTTTTCAAAAGTACTATAGTTTCGTTTATTTTGTATTTGTAAGTATGTATACATCATACAATTTATAGTTCTAGCCCAAAATTCGCAATAACTTTCAAAAAGTAAGAATTCAACATTAACATTGAATAATTCCTTCAACTGATTATTCACTGTATGTGTATTCGACATATTGGCGAAATCTAAACCGAAACTATGAAAAGTTTCGTGAACAAAAACCTTAAACCATTCTTCTTCTCTATAAATTACGATTTCATTATTTTGTCTACAATGAGTGGTATAAGCAGTATTTACATGTTCTACATCAATTGTTATTAATTGATTATTCGGTAACTCCTTTTTAAACGGGGTAAGATAAATATAAACAGACAATGTCTTGGAACATTTTTCATTAGAAAAAGCACTCAGTATATAAATCCACATATACATCATGCGTATATAGTTGTCGAGAAAATGAATATTTCGTGTCTTTAAAGTGTGATACATATCATCATTCAATACAAAATAAATATTTATGGTGCGTTGTTTGATTGTACAAACATATTGTATTTTATGTAGTGCTGTTTCGTTAATATATTCATGAATATATTTTGGAAAGAAATCACTGTCGTACATATCTGGTCTAGGTATTTGTGATATCATATTAATATTTGTATGAGTATATTTGAAGCAAGATTTTCTAGACTTCTTTGCTACATATTCATCTGCCTCTACAAACAAATTATAAAGAGCGTATATTACTCCATTATTAAGGTTCGATGGTATATTTGTATTTTGTATTATAGACATTACTATACATATCTAATTGATTTTATTTTATTTTGTTTTATTTTATTTTATTTAGTCTGTCGACGGCTAAGTAAGTTTTTATTTAGTCTGTCGACGGCTAAGTAAGTTTTTATTTAGTCTGCCGACGGCTAAGTAAGTTTTTATTTTTACTCTAATCTACTTCTAACTAACATGAGGGCATTAGCAATTTCTGCTTCAGCAGCCGGTTTATAATGTTGTAATTTAGCTTTTTTGGTAAGAAGTAATGTTCGTTTTAAATCAGTTTTATCTTGATTGAACTTGGCATAAATAGCATTTTCCAAAATAGTTTCTTCATTACCACCATAAAATTCTGGATCTATTTTAATCTCCTTGGAACGTAATACATCCTTGTTATGTCTACCGGTCTTTGAACCAGCAGACTTGGCCATTTCAACATCATTGGATATTTTAGAATCAGTGTCTAGAGAGAAAAGAAGGTAAAATTCTTTATTGGTATTTTTAAATTTATTTGCTTGATAATAATGTTCCACAGTTTTCCATTTGTGTCCGTCCAATTCAAATGGTGCTACATAATCATTGTCTAATTTTCGTCGCCATTCAGATATTTCAGCCAACTGTGAAAAATCTTTGACACGTTCTAAAGGAATTTTCTCTCCGTTACCTTTACCAGGTAATGGTTTGTTATTTGATTTTTTATAGAATTGAAATACAATAGAGTTATCATATAAGCTATTCTCACCTTCTTTCAAAACGTCAACATCCAAATCAACAGGTTCATCTATTCCTAATTCTTCATTAAATAATTTAAATTGAGGTATAATACTATAAGGACCAGAAGTTCCTTGTAAACAATTTTTAGTAATATCAAGTTTTATAGCATAAGGTATCTCTTTAAAAATAAATATTTTATGATGTTTATATGTAATTAATTTATAATGGTCACCAGTATAATCCAATAAGACATAATATTCTGGTTCAAATGTACCAGTTTCTTCTAAAACAAAATCATTTAAGTGACCACACTGTAATACGTTGTTATTATCACCTTCTTTCCATGCTTCACTAGAAAATATGATTAATTTTATATTTAATATGCGTTCTAATGTTGAAATGGCCCACATATCACCCCAAAATTCACACGTTTTAATCATTTTTTTCAAATCATCCAACGAATGAACTTTTTTCATGAATTTAAATTCTTTTATATTTTCTCTCGTAATCTTTACTTCTGATTTTAATGTATTGTACTTAATTGCTACCTCTTTTGCGTTTATGATAATACTCTGCTGTTCCTCACTATCTTTGGATTTACGCAAACGTTCGCGTAATTCAAGATTCATTTTATTCAATTCCTTCATTTCAATTTCACCTGTTTGTATTGATTCTATAAACATTTTATACATATCTTTGTAATGTTCGTATATTTCAGGTGTCAATTCATTCGCTAATTTTCTACGTAATTCTAATACTGTGACCTGTTTATCAACTGACTTAAGAGAATCCCGGATAACCGCAAATAGACAGTCGCCACCTCCTTCATTATCAATTAATTCGTATTCATTACTTTTAAAAAACGATTGGACCCATGGTTGTCCTTTTTCTTTTTTATAATTGTCTTTTTCTAGAGCAATTTGTTTTTCTGTTTGTTCAGGTAACGGTGAATCATGGAAATCACCATCATCGAGTGACTTATCATCTAGACCATCTTCAACCGATTCATTGTCTTCATCGTTATCAGCATCATCAGCATCATCAGCATCATCAGCATCATCAGCATCATCAGCATCATCAGCATCATCAACGTCTCCTTTACCTAGAGTCGTATCTTTTTCTACTATTTTTTCAACGTTATTCATATTTTTACTTTTATTAAGCATTTCAATTGTTACAAAACTATATATTAATGGGTCATGTATACTTTCCAAATCAATATCACCATCATCATCAATAATATTAGGCAATTGATCTGACATTATTTCATAAACACCTATTTGTTTAGAAACACGTTCATCTTTCACTAAATAGACCGGATAATAGACAATATTGTCATCAATAAAGGCATATTTAGCTTGACCTAGGGCAATAACAATATCTATTCCTAAAACAGTAATTTCATACATAGAGGCATCAAAACTTTTATCCTCCGGATCTAATTTTTTTATTTCTGGATAATTAATTTTAGAATTTAATATAGAATTAACCATTATAGAATAATTATATATTTAATATTTATGTTTTTTCATAAGAAATAGATGAAATTCAAGTAAATATATCATTGGGTTAAAAAATAACAAATTTACTGAAATAAGTATCCTCTTTCAATTCCATCAAATAATGCCATAATCTTTTGCGGTTATAAACAATATTCATATTATTCTCATCGTTTTCAAATTGAATAATAACTTCAATAAGTTCTTCTTTCTTCATTTTTCGCTTAGGAATTTGATAATAATTACTAATATGATGTAATTGTTTTACATTATAATTTTCAAAATAATCAATATGTTGTGCCATCATATTATCATCATCAAACGAATCAAATTCTAGTTTAAAATCATTAAAAAAACTATTGTCGTTCAATAGGTTATCTATTTCATTTTTTTCATTACCTACCACAATAGGTGAAATATCTGTTATCTCATAATTTATAACAGAATTAGCAAAAACAATATCATTATTGTTATCATTATTGTTATCATTATCATTATCATTATTTTTATTGTTATCATTATCATTATAATTATTTTTATCATTATCATTATTTGTTCCACCATTTGATTTTGTCTCCATGTTTTTCATAAGTATATTCATATTCATATACTTATAGAAATATAAATAATGTTTATTTCCTTTTTACCAGACTTTACTTACCTTTCAATTTGTCAATAATATCCATATGTTTAAATTTGCTTTTTGATGAGACGCCAGTATTAATTTTGGTATCGATTTTAGAAATTCTCATCACATTGTCATAAACTTGAAGCCATTCACTATGTTTTTTAAGTGTAGTCATATGGATATTTGTGAGAATAATGTATAAATTTTCGGATAATTCTTCGATTTCCAGACTTTTCTCTTTGTTTACAATAGATTCTTCATTTACAATCATATTTTGAATATTTTGAATTTTTTCAAACAGTTCATCCAACGAAATGACATCATTCTTATATAAATTAACCATAAATAAGCTCATGGCTCTGCGTTTATCATTAATAATATTTATTTCGCAAAAACGGTTATAATCTTCAGTAGAGGAAACAAATTCCATATTTTCAAACATTTTCATAAATTCATTGATATTGTTATGAATAATAGGTCTCATAAATTCATATTTAGATTGTAATTCACTGGTTAATTTAGCATATACTCCACTATTAAATCTATTGGAAGTAGCCATATTAAATATGGCAAAACCAATTTTATTAATATGGTCAATAATATCATCATTGATATTAGGTGTTTCTACGTCATTGTTACTAGTATCATTAGATATTTTAATAGTAAACTTATCCTTAATTTCATCTATTGTATCAAATAATTTTTCAACAATTTTGTCATATGTTTTATCTGTTAGTTTATTAATCAATAGACGAATATTATCAATATCCTTTTCTACACCTTCTTTCTTTACTAATTCAGTTTTTTTGAAATTACGAATAGCTTCCCAGTCATCAGAACTAATAGGTTCTTCTATTCTCTTTTTCTTTTTATAATGATTTTTATCACCACCACCACCACCACCACCACCAGTTCTATTTTTTGAAAAAGCCGGAGTTTTTACATAATTAGGGGAACCAACTTGTTCGGTTAATGAATTTATTAAGTCTATAATGTCTTTTGGTAGCTGAAAAGTTTCTACAATATCTTCATTTTTATCATTATTGGACCAAGCGATACTTTCAAAATCCTTTAAAGAATAAACTATTGTAGTCATTGTATATTACTATAATGCTAATATATTTATTATTTTATATCAATTTTATTACAAATTAATAATAATTATAGTAGAATATACTTAAATGTTATTTAATGAATATAGTATGGAGTCTAATGATATAATAAAATGGGATCAATTAGAATTAAAAGATAATTTGTTGCGCGGTATATATGGGCATGGTTTTGAAGACCCTAGTCCTATACAGAGGAAGGCAATTGCCCCCATTATGACTGGAAAAGATGTGATTGCTCAAGCACAATCTGGTACAGGAAAAACCGGAGCCTTTACGATAGCTACTATTCAACGAATAGACGAAACTATGAATGAAATTCAAGGTTTAATATTAGCACCTACGAGAGAGTTGGCCATTCAAATTCATTCAGTTGCTTCAAAAATGGGAACATTTGTAGAAAATTTATCATGTGCAGTGGTAATAGGTGGTAGAGCAATTGACCAAGATGTAAAGGAACTTGAAAAGGGACCACAAATCGTAGTTGGTACTCCTGGAAGAGTACATGATTTAATTCGTAGAAGAAAAATAAATACAAAAACAATCAAGATGATGGTATTGGATGAGGCTGACGAAATGTTATCTAGTGGATTTAAAGAACAAATTTACAATATTTTTCAGTTTTTAGGAAGTACTGTTCAAATCGCTCTCTTCAGTGCTACTCTTCCAATTGAGATTCAGACTATGACCGAAAAATTTATGCGCGACCCAATAAAAATTTTAGTGAAAACAGAAAGCGTAACATTAGAAGGAATACAGCAATATTATGTTGCTATTGAAAATGATTTACAGAAATACGAAACATTAAAGGATTTATTTCAAAGTCTTTCAGTGAACCAAACTATTATTTATTGTAATAGCATTAATCGTGTAACTGATTTATGTGAAGCATTGATAAAAGATAATTTTCCTGTATGTTGTATCCATAGTGGTATGGAAAAGGAAGAGAGAATGAAAGCATATAAGGAATTTACTAATGGTAGTTCAAGAGTATTAATTTCAACAAATTTGACAGCCCGTGGTATTGATGTTCAACAAGTAAGTACTGTTATTAATTTTGACATACCAAAAGATGTTCATACATATATTCATAGAATTGGTCGTTCTGGTAGATGGGGTAGAAAAGGTATGGGTATTAATTTTATAACACGTAGAGATATTGGAAAAATCAAAGAAATAGAAACTTATTACCAAACACAAATAGAGGAATTACCATCTAGTATTGTAGCGGCATAATTTAATTTTACGTTTTTGAGAAAATCATTGATGTAAAAATCATTCGTATAAAATAATTTTATTAATTACGTCAATATAGTAATTAATGAAGTCGAGTTTTGAATTGCCTATTTTCTATGTGGAAGAGAAACAAAAATTAGATGAGAATATTGTCGATGATTTAGAGCTATTGGAATTAAATGATGATAGTGAAGAAAGACAAGGTTTACTTGAAACTATTATACAACCAAAATCAAAAATAGCTTTAGAACGATTAAATACATTAAGCGAATATTATACAAGTGATAAGAAATTTTTAAAAGAAACTCAAAAATTATTGGGTTCATGGAAAGTAGATGAAAATATTGAATCTAAACAAAAAAAATATGACGATTTTTATGAGTTATGGAAAAACATAAAAAACGATGAGAATTTTATAGACCGTTATTATTACGTAGATATTGAATTTTTTAAATTTTTAAATCACTCACCTCTATTTTTACAAATACTTAGTCTTTATAATTTAGTAAGTCCTATATTAAGTCTTATTCTACCAATCATTTTACTGATAGTGCCTTTTTTTATGTTAAAATTTAGTGGAATAACGATTACATTAGATAGCTATTATAAAGTCCTCGTTAATATTTTTTCAAAACACGCACTAGGAAATATATTTACAATGATGGATGATATATCGTGGGAGAAACGTGTATATGCCGTCGTGTCAATTGTGTTTTATTTTTTCTCCATTTATCAAAATTCGCTTGTGTGTTATCGTTTTTATAAAAACTTTGGTTCTATTCATACTGATTTATTTTTATTGAAAGATTATCTAACTACGACTATTGAAAACATGAATATACTAGAACAATCGTGTATGAAATATAATACTTATGTACCATTTTTGCAAAGTATATATCCACATAAGGAACATTGTATGAAACTAATAGAAAAATTAAATGTCATTACGCAATTTGATTTGACAAATTTAACAAGTAAGTCAAAACAGATCGGTTATATCATGAAACACTTTTATGAATTTCATACAAATACAGATATTCAGAATACAGTGGAATTCAGTTTTGGTGTCAACTCATTTATGGAACATATGAATGGACTCAACAAACTACGTAGAGAGAAATTAATCAATAAATGTAAATTTAGTAAAAAGACGAAACTAACGAATGCTTACTTTCCACATTTAATACATAATGAACCCGTCAAAAATGATGTCGATTTAAATAAGAACATAGCTATTACTGGACCAAACGCTTCAGGTAAAACAACAACATTAAAGGCTACGTTATTTAACTTGATTTTCTCTCAAAGTTTCGGTTATGGATTTTATTCAAGTGCTACTATTTCTCCATACAATCGCATTCATTGCTATTTAAATATACCAGATACTTCTGGAAGAGATAGTTTGTTTCAGGCTGAAGCTAGACGTTGTAAAGAAATAATTGAGTGTTTAGAAGACGGTAAGAAACATTTTTGTATATTTGACGAATTATTTTCTGGAACAAATCCAAATGAAGCATGTGCTAGTTCTTATGGTTTTATCAAATTTTTAATAAAACAGAAAAATATTGATTTCATATTAACAACTCATTTAATGGAATTATGTAAAAAAATAGACAGTATGATGACAAATAATCACATGTACGTAGAAAAAATGGATGACTACAATTTCAATTACACATATAAAATGACATCGGGTATATCAGACGTAAAAGGTGGATTAAAAGTATTAGCAGATTTACAATACCCACAATATATTTTAGATGAATCAAACGAAGCATTGAAAAATGTATAATTTCGTTTGCTTATCGTTTTATTTATATAATTAATTAATAATAATGTACGAAATTTTGACAAATCCAGTTACCTTACTATGTTTAGGCGTTATATTTTTATTAATATCAGTATTATTCTTTTACTTTAGAAGGAGTTTATCTGTATTAGAGCGTGCTCAAATGGAACAAGCCAGAATATTACAATCATTTATTACAAATATGGAAATGACACAACAAATGGCACATCAGCGTCATGTAATTGGAGGTGATATGAATACATCAAATAATGTTAATACAACAAATGAACAATTTATAAAGGGTACAAGTGAACAGATATTAATTGATGTATCTGATGAAAATGGTAGTGACAGTGATGACAGTGACAGTGATGACAGTGATAGTGGTGATAGTGGTGATAGTGAAGAGAGTGATAGTGAAGAGAGTGACAATGAAGATAATGGTGATAAAATTATTGATATTATGATGAATGGTACAACTCAAAACATTGATATACTAGAACCTATAGATTCATCTTTGGATAATTTAACAAATAGTTCAGAAATAAAAGTGGTTCAATTACACGAGAATGAACCTTTAGTAGATGAATTAAATATAGAATCCATTCATATTAAAAGTTTAGACGTTTCCAGTTCAGAGAGTGATGACGATGAAGATGATAGTAATGATGATAGTAATGATGATATGATATATGATAGTGGTAGTATTGTAAATAGTTCAATTCAACAACAATCTAAAAGTATTATTGAAGTGAAAAAAACAATAGAATCATCACCACTAGAACCAGATTTAAAATCTTTAAATGTTCAAGCATTGAGACAACTCGCCGAAGACAAAGAATTAATTATGAAAGGAGAGAAAAAGACAAAAAAAGATTTATTGACATTGTTAGAAACAACAAACCCTTCAAATAACTAGATAGAATTTTAAAATACATTTTCTCTCTATAACTTATATACAATGAGTTGGGGTACATGTTATGCTGGTTCTAATAATATTCATTTTGATTTTCCTCCTATCATGAGTGATGGACGAAATTTTTCCAAATGGCAACCTGGAGCAACTATTAATCAAGAAATACGACAAGAAAATGGTATCAATTCTAATTGGCAATATAGAAAATATTTAACAGAAAATGCTGATTCGGTTATTAAAGCAAATCAATTGGAGGCATGCGACGAGTGTTGTTATTGTCCTTCATCTAAAACAGGACAATCAGTACCAAACAGTCCATTTTTATATAAATCATGTATGGAGAAATCTCAACCATATGGTTATGATGATAGTGATTTAAAAAATTTATATTTATCATCCAGTCAACTTCAATCAAGAATGATATCACCCGCTATTACTCAAGATGAAATATTACAACAGAGAATACCGAATCCTAATTAAAATGAATACAAAGTATTTGAATATTAAAGCAAATAAGATAATAAAAAGTTGTATTGTATTATAGTATATTACAATACATCATTATATGAAAATATTGAGCATAGATGTAGGTATAAAGAATTTGGCCTTATGTTTATTTGATATTGAAAGTAAAGATAAATATGAAATACTAAAATGGGATGTGGTTAGTTTATGTAATGAAAAAATAGTGAATTGTTCGTGTGGCAAACCAGCCAAATACCAATATGACGAAACAAAAACATATTATTGTAAAAAACATTGTAAAACCATAGAAAATCCTATTATTCCAAAAGAGTTAGAATTACAAAAATTGAAAAAGAAAAAAATAAATGATTTAAAACAATTATTAAGTAGTCATGAAATAGAATTTGATACCAAATTAAGTAAGGTTCATTTATTAGAATACTTAGAACATACACTAACAAAAAACTATATATTGCCTTTTTCTAATATGGTAAAAACCAGTGAATTGAGTTTAATAGAAATTGGTATCAATATGAAAACTGTATTGGAACATTTGTATAGTGACATGTACATAGATACTGTTATTATTGAAAATCAAATTAGTCCTATAGCAAATCGTATGAAAACATTACAGGGTATGATAGCCCAATATTTTATTATGAAAAATACTACAGATATTCACTTTATATCAGCTTCTAATAAGTTAAAAGAATATGTTACTACAAAAACGACATATAATGAGAGAAAACAGAAAGGTATTGAAATATGCGAAGAATTATTAATCAATAATGAGTCATTTGGAAAACATTTAGATATGTTTCATACACATAAGAAAAAAGATGATTTAGCAGATTGTTTTTTACAAGGAATTTGGTATTTACGAGATAAGATAATATATAATTAATGTGTTTGATTTAAAATTAAAAGTTCTTATTAAGTAATAATGAGTAGTCCTGAAATTATTGATATTAGTGAACTAGATTCTGGACATACAATAAACATAAACAATTCTATTGATGACATGCCTGAAATAGGGGGTAATGGAAAAGCATCGAATTTTGGAATTGAGTTATTAATGAATGATAAAAAAAAATCATCAGGAGGTAGTAGAAGTAGAGCAACATCAGATGATATTGGATTAGGTGATTTAAATAATTTAGAAGATGAATTAAATGAATTATCTATGCCCAAAAAAAGTATGAAAAGTGCTAGAACAGACATGTTTAGTGGTTCATTTAGATTGAATGAAGTGAATGACGACTTAGATGATATAAATGATATATCTGAACCATTAAATTTAGGAGCATCTACAAAAGAACAATCAAGTGACGAACAAAAGACTTGGGATGGTTATGGTAAATTTAATGATATACCCATTAATCCTGATGTTACAAAACCACATATGGAACCTAAAATGTCAAAGGAAGAAACATTAAAAGAAAAATTTTCCATATTACAGAAATTGGAGGATTTAGAGAGAAAGGGTGTGAAACTGACTAAAAAATATGATATGGAATCCAACCTCCTTGAAATGAAAGGTGAATATGAATCGGTTATTGCTGAAAAGGAGAAGAAGAATGGTGTTAAATTCCAAGGTAAAATGTTAATGGCATGTATCACTGGTCTAGAATTTTTGAATAATAAATTTGACCCATTTGATGTTAGACTAGATGGTTGGTCAGAGCAAATTAATGAAAATATTGATGATTATGATGAAATTTTTGCTGAATTACATGAGAAATATAAGTCCAAGGCATCTATGGCTCCAGAATTGAAATTATTGTTTCAATTGGGTGGTAGTGCTTTAATGGTTCACATGACAAATAGTATGTTCAAATCGTCTATGCCAGGTATGGATGATATTATGAGACAGAATCCCGATTTAATGCAACAATTCACGAGTGCAGCTGTCAATTCCATGGGACAAACAAATCCAGGACTAGGTGGATTTATGGGTTCTATGATGGGTGGAAATGGAG